ATTTCGCCACGAATGACATCAGATTCAAAAGCAAGTATTTTGGAATTGTCAGTGACGCCCCGCTCAGCCATTTCTTTGTTAAGTATTCCATCAAGTCCAACATATAATTCATCATTATCTGTTAATGCATGAAGAAGACCTCCACCAACGGCAATGGTATTAGCACCGCCAACAGCGGTAATTTTCCCCGCAAAAAGATAAGCACCTGCACTATTTTTGATATATATCTTGTAAAGAGCAGCCGCCGCTTTGAAAACTGTAGTGGCGTCGGTACCATCAACAGTCAGAGCACTTGTTAGACCCTTGGCATAGCCAGCGCTATTGTTGATAAAAATCCCTGACGGATGAGCCCTTACTGGTGGGTAAGTGAATGTGTATGCGTCAAGTGCCACAAAATCTCACCTCAACGCTGTCCCAAAGCCCACCAAGAGCCAGTGTTGCTGGCTACACAGTCGAGTACTATTTTGTTTGGGTTTGCATCGGTCACTATTGCGAATGCGCCATCGACTCCCCCACCTGTAACATCACCGAATGTATCTCCAGTGACCCCACAAGCGAAAATCTTGCTTAGGGTCTCTGATAGGTCTATTGTCCCTGTTGCAACGCTCGCCGCATTGAAAGTTCCAGTCATCATGAGCATGTTGCCCATTGCGTGTGTTCTTGTATCAATCGTGCTACTAAATGCCATGTTCCATCATTACTCCGTATTGTCCTCAACAGGTGTTGGATTTAGATGTTCCTCCACCAGTGAGAGTAATTTTGCCTTGGTTGTATAGGTCCTTGGGACTGAAATTTCTTTTTCAGACAACCATTCTCGAATGGCCGCACGGGTCCATTCACTATCAGGAATACCATCAGTATCTGAGGCGGGAGGGGCGGCTTCTTCGACCACTTCAACTGGCGCAGGAGGGGCATCTTTGACTTCTGCCCCCTCAATAAGCCAACATTCTGCACGAAGATGTACAGAGTTAGCCTCTACCCATTGTGCGGTGACTTCTCTCGGAACCCTCCGCAGCCATTCTCTACCATCAAAGGCATTACGAGAATACTGTGGACCAAGATATGTCACAGTGGCCATTTAGCCACCTCAACCTGCTATCAGGGTAATCAGCGTTGTGTCAGTCGCTCCACCAACAGTGAAACTCAGAGTACCTGACTCGTGTGCTACGACTGTAGCAGCGGCCAGAAGGGACTCATCGGTATCTGTATTGTTGATTAGAGAGACAACAGCGTAGATGTAGTTGAGGCTGCTATCATATGCTGCGACATCAAACACTTGGGTTGTTCCAGTGTCTCCAGTTACCATGCACGAGATAAGTCGTAGTTGGTGGCTGTCTTCAGTGGATTCGGTGTTTGTTGCTGTGAAAGAGTCTAGGTTTCCGGGGTACGCAGTGCCCGCAGGGCCACGCTGCCAGAGCGTGTTAGCCGCTACAGTTCCATCCGCATCTGGATAGTTGACAGGAGCACCATTATGGATACCAATGTCAAGATAGGTGGTCGTGACTGTCAGATTACTATGTGCCATTATTTTTCATCTCCATTTTTTTTTTCTATTTCTCCAGACCCTCACTGCAAGTCTCGAACGCTCCCCTGTGCCCCAAAGAAAGAGCACCAGATTTCGCCCATTGTTCGATAGAGACCTTCCTGACCAAGTCGGTTGATGCCGAATGGGTCACCAGTCTCAATACCGGACTCAAAGTACTGGGTTGGAATTGCTGTGCTGAACCAGAGATAATCTGTATCAAGATAGTAGATTCTACCGATTCCGTCACTTGTCATGTCCTTGGTTGGGATGATTGGGACACCATTGTAGGTAGCCACGATGAATCCGGCTTCGACACCGGGAACACCCTGTACACCATTGTAGGATGGAACCACTCTCTTCTCTTCCATGAAGCGCTGCTGGCTCTGGAGGAGTTGTTGGATTCTCATCAGCGTGTCGTATCCAGTCAGCATAACCTTAGGGTTGCCACCACGAGTCCAGAGTTGCTGGAAAAGATTGTCAAGGTGGTCAAGACTCAGAGTTCTGTTTGTGCTGGCTGAGTTTGCCTCATCTTCTGCGAAAGCCCACGTGTTTGCACTGCGGTCGATGCTGAAGATATCCTCATCGGCTGCGTTGTAGTGAGTGCCAGAGGTCATCGAGGTGTTTCCAGTTGTGATTCTGTCAAGGGACTCGAAATTGTTCCCAGCGACCGTGGTCACATCAGTCAGAAGCATCTTGTTCACCATCTCAGCGTGGTGCTTGCCCATTTCTTCCTTCATGACTGCTCGAATGTCACCCAGACCGTCGTCCTTGTCAGCGAGGAAGATGGCAGTCTCCGACATGTCGAAGGTGTGAGCCACCGTCTTTGGCTTGGCTGCAACATTCTGGAATGTTGGACGAACCGTGTCAGGAAGAGTTGCATTCTCTGCTACTCCACCGTGGACTGTTCCAGAGTTTGGCTTGGCTGTAATAACTCTCCAACCACTTCGGTCCCATGGCTTCTTCGGCAGAATGCTGAAGGCGTTGAATTCTTGGTTCAGTTGAGACCACACTTTGCGGCCATAGATGGCTTGGTAAGTACCTGCAGTGGTCGACAGCATTGGGCTGTCAGCCTTCAACAGTTCGCTACCGGAGTATGAGTACCCCATTGCGTTACCTGCACCATAGTAGTAGCGTTCCAAATCTGTGACTGTCCTTACGTAGTTTCGTGCCATTCTCAATCCCTCCTGATAACTTGGTTAGCAAGGTCATGAACTTCACTCCATGACATTCCTGCTAATTCTGCGCTCTCAGGGATTGGTATGTGGGAAGCACTCTCTCCGCCAGACTTCTGGATGGTGGTGCTCTGGGTTGATGAAAGATTATCAATTCTGTCAGAAAGACCAGAGATTGCCTTGGTGATGTCTGCAAGAGGTCCACGTGCATCAAAGTCTTGTCGAGCGGCCATTTCTTGTTCATAACTCTGTTCTTTATTGAGTCTCTCAGCGAAGAAACCACCGAGGTTCTCTTTGAACTGCTGCTCAGTGGATGCTGCCTTGTAGACTTCGTAAGCCTTCTCGATGTCAGCGTCTGTAACCTCATTTGGGCTAAGGAAACCTTTCTTGGCCTGCATTGTATCACTTCCACCAAGTCCCATATTCTTGATAGCATTGGTTGAAGGCGAACCACTCTCTTGGGCCCGTCCTTTGACTTGTCCAGCGAAGTAGTCAGCGCCATCTATTGAATCTGGATTATCGAATCCACCGAGTTGTGCCTTCTCCATTGAATCTGGGTCAGCGAAGTGTGCTCGGGCCTTACCCACATCATAATTTGCAGATTTAGCGACACCCTCAAGGAAGTTAAGATATTCTTCACTGATGAACTCATCATCAGACTTCTTTGCGTCATCTTTGTCTTTCTTCTCGTCTTTCTTTTCATCTTTCTTCTCGTCAGCCGCCTCTTCTTTTGCTTCTTCAATGAAGGGAGGGGCTTTCTTTTCTACTTCGTCACTCTTTTCCATAGAATCGAGGCGAGTTTCCAGTCGATTGAGAACGTCAGATAGTTCGTCCAAGGCTGTCATATGCTCCCCCTTGCTAACGTCTTCCTTAATAATACGGAAGGTCGACTCTGGATTGATTCCTTTTTCACAAATTGTGACCTCATGGAGTTCCAGTTTGCTGATTTCACGATAATCTCCGTGCTTAGAATCAGATTTATTCATTCTTTTGAACGCTTGGCCACCGATACTAAATCCACGCAAATTTCCCTTTCTTATTTCTGAGGCAACCTCTCGTGCCTTTTCTATGTCATCTCGTAGTTGCACTACTACAAACATACCAACATCATCAACTTCCGACTTCCAAACCTTACCTTGACTATCTATGTATTCAGGAACGACACTACCAACTTGTATATTGGAGTGAGCCAATTGCACATTACTATACTCAGGGGCGGCCATATATTTCTTGAAAGCATCACGCAATGCTTCACGTGTAATAAGGTCACCCTGTTTATCGACTAACTCCACACTGGCGTAACCAGCAACCACAAGGTCATCGGATTTCAACAATTGAATATCTTGCAAGGGCACTCGCATGTCTAACATAATATCATATGTGCGCAAAACTCTCATCTATTTAATACGGAGGCATTCTTCTTCTGTTTTTCTTCTTCTCTCGTTTCCTTTGCTTCTTTTTCTTCTGTATATTCACTATTAGAAGAATCCCAATCAGGCATGGTGGCCCCACCATCAATTGTAGTAGGACCACGGGGGGCTGCCTCTCCTGTCCCATGATTGATTGCTAAACTCTCAATACCAATAGTCGCCATACGCTCTTTAGCAATACGGTCCATCAATTTAGCAGCCAATGTGGCTGCTTTGATAGTCAAATCTTCCTCTGTTGGTTTATGGAAAGTGCCCGGCACTATTTTGGGCTCAAGAAATGGTTCATGGGGCTCAGGGTTATCGACTTTCTTAGGGGGTTCAGCCAATTTCTTACGGTCCTTTTCAGACATCTTAACTGCTATCTTCTTACTTTTGAGCAAAGCGGCAGCAACAGGCTCCCAATCATCACGTATTGCTTCACATAGACGAATAACGTAATCACTATCGTTTTGGTCAGGAAGAGATACTTGTGGCTCTTGTAATTCAACTCCTAATTCATTAGGATACATCTTGTATAACACATCATTCTCTAAATGAGGTAATTCAATTTTCAAGAAATTCTCCTCAAGTGAAACTTTCGTAGGAGACCACACTGGTACAGATTTTGCTAAAATGCCCAGTGTCTCAATACTCGCAGGGCCATCACCTTCACCGTGAATCTTTCCTCCCCGCACAGTAAACAAAGAGCGCCCCTTCTGCTTCTTTTCCTTTACAGAAGCAACAGTGACTTTGACACTGTGTCCTATTTCATAACGCTGAGGTGAACGAAAAACCGTCCCTACATCCATGTAAGTATGCTTCTTAGTTTTCACTGCTCGGGGGCCTAACCCTTCTGTGTCAAATATAGGGCCCGCCCCCAGTCTATAGGTATAGGGACCAGTTCCTGAACGGTCAAGAATGATGAGGTCAACTTTCTTTCCTTTCTGTAAAATAACCCACTTAGGATGTCTTAATTCTCCACGCATGTAGGTAGATTGGGCATCTCTTAACAGAATAGGTTGCTCTAATTCAGCAATAGCGTCCTCAAGACCGTCATCGTCAGTTGTGCGCAGAGTTGAAGGGGAAGGGGGTTGGAAATGCTCATGTGGCTCAAAGGTAGCCCTCAACAATCGGACTCGCTCTGTTGCCTTCATTTCATGAATATCATCATCTTCAACTTTGAGTACATCTATCACATAGAAGCGCTTCTTATGTAGCATTCCATCCAGAACGAAATCTTTCTCACTTGATTTCTTTGCATCCTTCTGTACCTGCTTAGGGACCTCTATTTTTTCATTAAGGGTGGTCTGGGCAGTGAAATTATCTCCTTTGCGTGTCAACATAATACGCTCACCCTTTGGCCAAGAAGTGACAACCCACTCTCCTGTGAACCCACGAAGAGAATCTAAATCATCAACATTGAAGATACGGTGCATAGGAAGAATGGGGTCAGGTCGAGGTGTTTTGAAGAAAACATTGTCTAATAGACCAAGAGTGTCGATTTCTTGAATTGAAGTTGCAAATAATCCTCCACCATCTACACCAATGCCCACATCTCTCTGTGAATGCCCCGCAGAAGTAGGCCGTAGGCCTTGGGGGGAGGATATGTGCTCATCCCCAGTCAACATACCATTTAATTCAGGAAATACATCGAATAAATACTTATGAGGAACTCTCATCAATGGTGTTTCTCGCACAGGGAGGTTTTTAATTGTAATATCTCCATTTTCCGCTAATCCTAATGTATAATCAGGCAACATGCCCCAACCCCAACTTAAGCGAGGGCCATTGAGTAAATCGTGCACTGAATGAGACCCCGGCTTCGATAAATCTATAGGGGCTTCTCCCCAATCATTACCTGAATATTTTTGCTTCTTTTCCTTTGTGTGGTCAACTATGTCTGAAGGAGTGTATAATAAAACACTATCAAACATTTTTGCAGCGTCTCTGAGTCTGTTTTTTACTTTAGTGTCTTGAGTCCCTGTTGTTTTACCTTCAATTACCCGACCACCTACCTTTTTCTGTGTACGACCATCTTCTACAGAAGGACGATTTGGTGCATTTACCAATGTCAAATTGTTTCTTTGTAACTCATCAGGAGAAAAAATTAGTTTCAACTTTTTTGCAAGTTGTCTAAAGAAAAGAGGAGTAGGTTCTTTTCTGGTCTCTTTATTACGCATAACATCTTTAGATGTCAAAAAGTCCCCAATATGCTCTACATCTTTTGTGTGTTCACTAATATCATCTTTCACAAACCCATCCAATAAACCACTCATAAGTGCTTGACTTAATGTCATAGCCTGCACTGGTTCCTTTTTATTCATCTTCGCTTGTAGTTTTTGTACAATCTCTTGATGATGTTTATCTAAAGGATTGAAACCAAGAGTTTCAAACAACTCTCCCTTATCCATATTTTGAGAAATCACTCCTTGGTGTTCATTCAAGCCTTGTGCCAAATGAGACATAGGGTGTTCAATTATATCTTTATTAGATACTTCATCAGTTTCTTTTGGGACCATAGTGTGGCCCATTTGACCATGTACTTCATGGGGCGTGCTGAATAATGATAATTGGCCATTTCTGAATAATTCAAGTGCATTTGATAACAATGCTTGTGGGTCATTTTTATGGCGGGAGAAGAACTCAGGTTGTTGTTGCTCTATTTTTTCTCTAAGTGTTTTTGTTACATTCGTGATGGCATTCATATGACTATTAATGACTTTATCAAACTCTCTGTCATAGCGGCTCATGCCCCTTTCTTCTGACAAATCACCAGTTACCATTCCTCTTACATCAACTTCTCGTTGTTGCATAATATGGTGTAAACGGGGGTCAGATACTGCGTATTCTTCTGGGGGGACTTTATGAAATGACATAACTTTTGCATTTTTACCATAACGATTCTTGTATGGTCTTCCTCTTTGGTCTTTAATTGATTGAAGAAAATCCCCAGAAGATAATATTTTTTCATGTTCCCCTCTATCGTGGTCTCTTTCCCATTTTGGAGACTGTCCGGGTGGTATTATCTGACGCAACAAAGTACGTAAAATATAACTTTGAATATGTTTATCTGACAAATGTGCAAAATCAGTTGGCTCTATAATTGGATTTGACATTCCACGAATTTTTCTCTCTCTGTTTTCTTTTTCCTCTACAGAAAGATTCTCAGGAATATGAAAAAGGTCAGGGTCAAAAAAACCAGATTGTTCTTGTATCTTTCGTTCTCTACCATATCTGGATGGAAGACCTAAACCAGTAGTCAATATTTTACCTCGACCATCAAACCATGTTGTTGGTGAACTTGGTATTTTTGACTTAGTGTGATATGGTCTACCGAATTTTGGGTCATCTAACCATGCCTGAACAGCCGCACCATGAGGTGTTGAAATGTTAGCCCTTTGATTATGATTTGTTGTTGTGGAGAGTTCCTTTAATTGATGGTTTTCATCAACAAAGGAATGGGACGCATTACCCATGGAAAGAATTTCATGTGGTTCAAGTTTACCGTGGACTAAACGCCGAGAGCCCAATAATAATTTTCCTTCTTTATCGACCAATCCTTGCTTTCCTCCAATCATATCAGAATATTTGGGATTAGTAACTTCCTTACCCACACCAGCAGGGGCCCCCTTAGGTCCATACTCTATATTTTTGTGACCATGAACTGTTGGGTGCAAATTTGCTAACAAACCCACCATATCATCTCGAAAACCAATAACAGGGTTCTCTATGTTTACTGATTGTAACCATCTATTCATTTGCTCTTCTGTTCTTACTTTTTCACCCACGGCAGCCTGTTGGTCCACTTCTCCTGATAAATCTGGTTGGGTTGTCTCTATTTTTATTGAAGACCTTTTAGGTCCCCTTTTTGTTTCATCTTCTGGATGAGCATCATGAAAACCATTTCCCAAAAATGAAAATGATTGATGTGTTGGCCCCCCACCAACCCTTTCATGTTCCTCTAAAGGTGCATAAACTGTTGTTAAAAAATCATGTAACATGTCAATGTATGTTTCCTCCTCTCTCGCTATGCCCCCAGTTTGATGAAATGGCTCCATCCAATGTGAAGCAAAGGTACGAGAAAGGTCACCATGGTCGTGATAATAATCAAGGTCACCCTCTTGTGAAATAAACTCAGGGTTAGGACCAAACATATTACGATATGCCAAATAGGCATTACGAATGTCTTTTTGATGAGCAGCATATCCTTGCATATTCTTTGCCATGTTTTTGAATTTTTCAATAGTTTCAGGTTCCAAAACCTTTTTCCCTGTCCACTTTTCACCATATAAAGGGTGTTCTCCTTTGGGATATAAATTTCCATTTTCATCTAAACCCGCTAACATATTAAATAAATCAGGATGCATTTGTCCCTCTGGGTTATCGCCCCAATCACTATACCCTTGTTTATAGCCCGGTAAAGGAGCATCATCATCATCTACCATTTTACGATGATTGTTCCATAGTCGTTCATAAACAGAATCACCCTCCTCTCCCTTCTTCCCAATTGTGTTTACCCCATGGGCTGCAACAGTGAAATATGGTAAATTAACGTCTCCTCCTTTGTGTGATTTTTCATGTATAGGGGCCACATTAGGCCCAGAATTCATATCTGCACCAACCATCCAATTCTTTTCACCAGCAGTGCGTGAAATGAAATTGCGCTTTAGGCGTGCAGCGGCCATATGAGGTATTGCTTCTTCTCTATCAGAACCGTGTTTATACAAATGTCCAACAATTTCTGTTCTCCGTTCTGGGGGCATAAATTCGAGACCAAGATTATATCCTAACCAACCAAGTTTGCGTGAATGTAATCCATTTTCATCTTTATAATGTTCACCACCAGTCCATTGCTCAGCACGTTGATTAAAATGCTCTTCACGTAATTTGTGTTTCATTTCATCATCTAATTCTGCCTCACCGATGTTTTGATTTTTCAACCATCTCAAAAAATCAGTGTCATAATAATCATGAGCAGAGTGGTCGTCTTGTAAACTCCCCAAGAAGTTGTTATCAAAAGCCGGTGTATGCTTCCATCTGTTTTGATGTGATAATTCCATCTTGGCTTCTTTTTCTGCCAAAGATTCAGTATGGGGGTCTGGTCTCAAATAATATCCTCTTAGAACATCAACAAAACGATTACCATGTAATAAGGGATGAATAGATTCAGAAAAGGGACTATGGTCCCTAAAGGGCCCTTCTGGGGTATTGCGACCCTGTATCAAATGAGTGGGGTCCATCTGTGGCCAAGCACCATGAATCAATCCTTCTTCTCCCTCTTCTTGCACCCCTTGTCCATAATCAATAGGTATTGCGGAATTAATGCGGCCACTAAATGGACCAAGAGGCACATCAGTGACATCTTTTAACAAAACCATATCACTGAAAACCCGTGCCATTACATCATCACTCTTAGTGATGTGAACAGCATCATGTCTCTGTAAATTACGCAGAGCAAAACGATAAGCAGCCGCAGAATCTACAGTATCTATGCC